GTATATTTTAGTGCTGTATTTATATACTCGGCACTGAAAATACGAAGTTTCGTCGCCGAATTTTGGACACTATGACCTATAATAAATCGGTCGTTCTCTATCATAAATCCGTAGGCAAATTCTCGGTCCGCCTCTAGTTGAAACCATTCTGAATATTTTATCAGATTCATGCGTTTGTCAAAAACGACAAAGGCGTGTCTATACCGGCGGTTTTTATGATAATGAACAATAAACCAGAGTTGGTCGTTGTATTCTACGGCGCACGATGACCCACACATACTATTAAAATCGTTCGGCATTTTGCGCTCTTCTAGTATAGTGAGTTCGTGCGTTTCAAAATTAATATCACATATTTGTAACGGATACCATCGGTAAATTACACATAATTTAGAATTATAATTGACAAATGACCAATTCTTCTCTACACGAAATTCGGTTTTGAACTTGGGTTGTATATGTTGTCTATCAAAGTTCGTTCCATTAAACACTCCTGATACGACCACGACCCTCATTAATTTATTAAGATATACGGCTAAGTAATAAAGTTGGTTTTCGTATACAAAAAGTCGTATATCTTCATATCCACCATTTGGATGAGGTCCTGAGACATAACCGTCGTCTATTAATTTGGTCTCCTTGACGTTAAAATCACAGGTTAGGGTGATAAGTTGATTGAGATTACGCCATAAGGGCGGACCGAGGCAACGGGAGAGCACAAGATACTCGTCTGCGTTAGCTGGATTTCGAACAATAGATGGAGAAGAAGACTTGAATAGAAGATGTTGATAGGTAAATTTGTTCGATAGATCTACAATTTGGTCGGCGACCAACTTCGGACATGCCGGTATCATCTTATCTAGGACGCACGCTAAAAAAGCCGAAATAAAATCTAGCGGCGGTTAAATGCCTTGTTCCCGTTGTGCGAAGCCCACCATTGATGCGCCCTCTATTGATGATTGGGGTCCAACTCTGTGGGCGATTTTACACGGATTTGCTGAGCAATCGGGGCAAAATGAGGATGAGCGGCAACTCTGGATTTCTATATTTGAGGGGCTGCCCAAGATAGTTCCTTGCCCCGAATGTGCTAAGCATATAACTGGGTGGCTCAAGACCCATCCCGTTGTTCGGTTACGCAAAATACCTATAGCGACGTTACACGATTGGGTTGTCGGATATATTTACGACTTACACGAGGCGGTCAATGAGCGTCTAGGAAAACCGTCGTTTCCTAAGGCGATGTTAACCGAAACGTACGGATCGTTTAATCTAGTTATCAAAATGGAATCCCTCAAACGGTTTCTTGAAAAACTCATCGGCATTTCAGGAACCGGTATGTTATCGTGGAAGACGTGGGAGGGGTTTGTGCTTCGGCTACTCACACTCTATAGCTTAGCGGGACACTGCCCTACGTGTAGATGAGCGGCGGCGTCGCTTCGGCGTCATCGCCGATTGTTTACGGGCGGTATTGAGACGATTCGCCTGATTAGAGGCAATCGCCCGTGCTAATATTATACGCTGCTCCTCGGCGGCTTTCGGTACAAATGCTCTACCGGTAAGTCGTAATCGTACAGGTGGAGGGAGTCTACCAATACGACGTGTAGAGTTGGTTTTTAGTGGCTCTATACGGCGACGTGTGATGGTCGTTGCTTTTCTAACAACCGGATGTTCCTTGTTAAAAAAGCTAGTAAGTCTGTTTAAAAAACCGGACATTCCTACTATAGGGTGTCTAATATCGCGCCTTTTCAGCGGGGCTGAGGGCACGCCACTTCTCGCCAATCTTACGGGCAACCGCTACAACGTTGCTGCGGAGAGATGGGTTTTCGCGGAGAATCTCAGGGCGTGTCTTCTGGGCGAACTTCATGTAGCCATTGAGCTTCTTGCCGCCGCGCTGCTTGCGGGTATTCTTACGGCTGTTCTTGTGGTTATTCTTACGTGTGCGGTTTGCCATTCTATACTCAGGGGGTTGATTTTTGTTAAAACTCGGCGAGCCTTCGCCACTAAAATTCAGCGTCCGTCGCAAAGGTCATCTGCTCCGTCGTTCTACCGACTCCCGCCTTGGAATAATTGCTGACGCGCTTCTCAAAGAAGTTATCCTTGCCCTCCAGGGAGATGCGCTCCATAAACGGAAACGGATTCGCCGTATTCCAAATCTTCGGATAGCCCAGTTGAACGAGGAGTCTATCGGCTACAAATTCTAGATACTGACTCATCATCTTCGCATTCATGCCGATAAGTCCGCAAGGGAGAGACTCCGTAATAAACTCCTTCTCACACTTGACCGCTTCACGAATCATCTTATGTGCCTTTGTCTTGCTTAGTTTTGTCTGGAGCATGCTGTATAGTAGGCAGGCGAACTCTGTATGCATACCCTCGTCACGTGAGATAAACTCGTTGGATGTGGTAAGTCCAGGCATGAGACCACGCTCCTTGAGCCAGAAGATAGAGCAGAACGCTCCGCTAAAGAAGATACCCTCTACTGCCGCAAATGCCATTAGACGCGAGGCAAAGTCCGCTTCATCCGATTCCATCCATTGAATCGCCCATTCCGCCTTCTTCTTGACGCACGGAATGGTCTCAATCGCCTTGAGCAAATGGGTCTTCTCCGTTTGGTCCTTAATATACGTATCAATCAGCAATGAGTACACTTCACTTTGTCCGGTTAGAATTCCATTAAATACACCCTTATGATGTATAGGCTCGTTAAAACAATAGGTCGGGCTCATTTTATTTAAGTCCTCTACACCCTTAATTCGTATGAGTTTCTTCTTTTCGGAAACGGGATTTGTGCTTAGAACAAGTCGCTTAGGACTAAAGCCAATAGCACGAAGTTTTTGTACAGCATTACATGTAATATAGAGAACATAGATTGCCTTACAACTGTAATTCTTTTCACCACCCTTTCCATCAGGCATTAACTTTTCACACTCTTCCCTATTGAGTTTAATGTTTGTTACAATGCCTAGAGTTGTAAGCATTAGTTGTACATTCTTGAGATAATCTAACTGAACACAGCCAATTTGTATAGAAGTATCACCACCCACGCTGAGTTTCGCACAACCATCTGCATCTGCGTAACCCTCTAGCCAGCGTAGTTTGGTATCTATACTATAATTAATAGGCACAAAGAACTTCGGCTTATTGATACAGTTTGTAAGATAGCATGCAGTAATATCACCATCAGTCCTACTCTTAGATACTACAAGGTGTTCAAGTAGGTTCTTCTTCTCACCGTATAGACGAATAAATGGATATTCATTCACATAATTTCCATCACCACAGAAGAATCCGTGCGTATAGGGATTTTTAAACTCATCTATATCTGAAATGTCTACAATCGGTGTTTCCCATCCCATTAGTATATCATCAACCTTGAGGTCTTTTGTTATAATACGTTCCTCGTGGCATCGCTCAGGATGAAGAACAGGTCCTACCCTGACTAACCATTTGTGACCATCCGTACAGTCTAGTGACATTCCATTATCCAGATGTACACGATAAATCTTAGAACTATCTGATGTTTTACGAACTGTAACATTACTAAACTCGGAGCCATTCCATACATCTACAGCTGTATCAGTTAGCGTACCAATAGGAAAGTAGCCAGTTTTAGTCAGAATAGGAGTCTCGGGCGTTACACAGTGGATGTTCTCCATAGCAATCTGAAACCCATAGAAGCAGCGCGCCTCTGGAATCTGTACCTGCTTCATAAAGTTCATCGCTAAGTTCTCATTAACGATACCATCACTGGCGGCAAAGAATGCCAAGACGTGACTAATGAAATGACGCTCGTCCTTATTGAGACTATCCCAATCCTTACGGTCTCTCGAGAGGTCTAACTCCTCCGCAGTCCAGAAACTACCTTCCGCTTTCTTATACATTTCCCATACCTTCTGGTTTGCAATAGGAAAGATTACAAAACGATTTGGATTTGGTTGTAAAATTGGTTCCGTCTTAGGAAAACGGCGGCGTGTAATCACTTGGAACGCCTCTTCCTTTTGCTGGCTACCGCGGGCGCCTAACGATCCACTATCCACTGACGTGGAACGACGACGGGGAACTATGATATCAGGAGGAGTTGATACAGCGTTCATTGCCGGTACTTTATTCTGCGATTTCATTTTGCCGGGGTTGAATGCGTTTTGTGAAATTTAGCAGTTGTGTAGGCTTACGTCATTTTTTTTCCCTCGGGACGAACAAAATTGAGCGTGGTTTGGCGAAGGTAAGGGAGGGGCATTACTCCTTAGTTAAGATGACGAGTGTTGGACTAAGTACTTGGCTTCTTGGTATTGGTGGCTATGCTGGTCTCTTTGGTTCTCTCGCCCTGTTCTATCTCTATCCCGCTTTTCCACGTAAGTATGTACCAGTTCTCTGTGTCGTACCCATTGCGAGTGCCGCCGCCCTTTACACCTTCTTTCAAATTCTTTACCTAACACTAGAATTTGTCGTTCTAGTTCTTCAGTCAATGCTCAATGAACATATTACCGTTGCGCTCATCTCTACGACATTCATTGGCGGACAAGTTCTACTCATCGGGTATGTTGTATACAAAAATAACTATCTGAATCGTATTGTTCTCAATCACGCAGTTGATGAAGAGACTGAAGGCGAAGACGAAGGCGAAGACGAAGGCGAATACGAAGGTGAAGATGAAGAACTACAACCTGAAGATGTTGATAGCGGCGCTGATGCGGATAATGAAGATGGAGTGAATCTCAGTGCTGTACCTAAGTGTAATGGTTGCGATGATGAATGTACTAAGTGTATGCCGCCCCTTGTTTCTACTAGTGCCGCGACCGGACTCAGCGGTGAAGTCATTGCCGATGTTGTATGCGAAAACGGTGTCTGCCGCATCAATAATGTAACAACAACCAGCCAGGCATGGAAGGATATGCTCGCCGAAGAGGGCGTCAAGATTGATTAAATAAGAACTTTACGAAGACGAACCAACAGTTTCAAGAAGGTCGTCTCGGTTTCTGGGATTTCAAACAATAAGGAGAGTGGCTTGTTGACACGGATGGCGCCCTCTGGGCTCACCAATTTTTCAGCAAATATATAGTTTTTTACAGCGCTGACGATATCCTTATACGGATAACGCTTGGTGAGGTCAATATTCGGCAAACCGGGCGGCTTCACAGCGAATGTTTGATGGCGAAACGGAGACGATTCTAGAAAAGCGGGGTCTCTGAATTGTTCCAAGGCGAGTTCTATGATGGGTTTTTCAATCGTTTTCATATGTGTATCAATATGACTCAAATTATTGACGAGCGACTCAATCGTCTCGGTCATTTCCTCTAGATCGCACTCCATTTCAAATAGATTCATAAGTTTTGCCGTCTTGCTTGTAGTACCGGTTGAATTCGTACCGGCGGTGGAGGATGACTCGTAGCCCTCTGACTCTGCGTCGCTCATATCTACCAGGAACGGTTATTCCTCGTGGATATCTTCATTTTTTATGGGTTACGGAGGGGCTCATGGCTCATGGCTCTTTGCGAATACGGCTCGCCAGCCAACTTACCGGACTGTGAATCTCGCCCCGCCAAAACCACGCATACGTCGGCAACGGCTGCTCCGTCTGTTCCTTTGCTGCGCGCACGGCGTACCACCAATGGCGGGGAATGAGAATGGTATTGCCTGGGCGTAACTTAATCTCAATATACTTCACATCACCGATCCACGGAATCTCTTTCGTCGTCTGTATCCAGGGATCCTTACCGATAATATCATCCGCGTCTTTGGCAGGAATGGCACCCTCATGGGCAATCCATAACTCTAATGGTGTACCATCGGTCGAGACAATCGCCGTAAAATCGGCAACGCCTTTACGAAGTCCCATAACATCGTTCTGTTGATAAATATACGGAGTCGGTGTCTGGGTAGGAACGGTGTACCATTGATGGAAACCCTCCGCCGCCCAGTGCTCAAAATTATTCCGAAGTTTGATTGAGTCGGCGATGTTAGCAAGGCTCGTAGGAGTCGTATTATTTGGCGTCTGGAGCCATACGTTCCACGGAGTTTTGAACTTCTTGCCCTCACTATCCTCAACTATAAGTTCCCACGTCTTGTTCGCCGTTTTATTATATGCCCAGTTGCCCAACCAATGCTTCGGTAGGCTACGAATGACGATTGGTAATTGTTCGTTCATCATCTCCTTCCAATTTGCGTCAGGTACGTAATCCTTCTGTAAAATCTGAAACTCATGAATGGCGCCGCGATATGCCACAACGGCTATTCCAAAAATCAATAAGACCAGGAAGAGCAATTCAAATATCATCTCCTGGAATTACGCCGTGACTTTTTACGTGAGGCTACTCCGCGGTTGGGTAAGCAATTATCCCACAGACCGGGTAAGAAATTGCCGCTCATAATATGACGGATTTCCTTGCGACTTAGGACTTTTCGTGTACGATTTTTTACGTTACCGTGGTTATTGAGTATTTCACGTAACTTATACCCTTTTCCATTATTGATAGAAACTACATCGTGAGTAGTAGGCATACCAGACGCCGCATGGACCTTTTCACTGTGAAAGACCTCTTTAAGCATTCTGGTATGGGCGGTGATTATAATTCTGCGTCTATGTTGATACTATGTAAAATTGTAGTATGAATAATCATAAATTTCGGAAGCATGAGAATAAAAAATATTCCAAATGGGTATATTTGTAAATATATCATAATATACGATAGTAATATTGCTGAAGCATAGGGTAAAGGACAGGTGTTATTCAGATTGAACGATAACCAATATTTTGCGTACAACTTTTTATTTTTCACGTGGTACAAAAAATTTATGTAATATGTTAGATAACACGCAAAAATTCCGGTGGACATACCAAAAAATAATATATTTGGGAATGTTTCTGGCGAAATTTTTATTAAATCAAACGCATTAAGTAATTTTTCTTTTGTTGTGTCTTGATTCATTATAATGTAAATATAATTGGATAGAACAATTGGAATATATGGCTTTGATAATAAAAACCATACTTGGTCGTGTTCAATATTTGGTATATTTTCTAACGGATGTTTTAGTGGCATATTGTAATGTTCAAGACATAGTTGGCACTGGCGAATAAAATCAGGATTCTCTGTTGTTCTTCTCCATTGTTTCAAACATTGGAGATGAATATATTTAATACTACCTGTACACCTACAAGGGGTAATAAGGGGGTCTGTAGGAGAGGCTGGATCAAAACAAAATCGGCAGCCGGGTGTGCCGTCCTGACGGACTGGGTCCATCTAAGGGGTATGAGAAAAAATAATTTTAATGAGCAGCGGGTGGGTAGTAACCTGTGTTATTGGTGATGGTCTCGGTAATCGCCTATTTCAAATCGCTGCTATGCTCGGCTACGCTGAACGACACGGGCATCGGGCGGTCTTCGTAAAGGAATGGGTGAAGGCGAACTCTGCGCAGCCTGGTGGGGAGCGAGTATGTGATTACTTTCCTGAAATTCCAACAATTGGTGAGGAGTCGTTGGTTGGGATGAAATGGACCGAGCTGCGCGAGGATTTCGTGGACGCAATGACTTACCATGAGCTGCCTCACGTGGCGGGCAATGTTAAGTTGTGTGGGGCATTCCAGTCCGAGCGATACTTTCCTAGCGGGGGCGTTCGGTTGGCTAGAGTGATGGCTAGTGATTGGGGCGAGAGGGTGCCCACGGTCTTTCTACACGTCCGTCGTGGCGATTATCTCCACCCGTTCAATCATCACCACTACGTGGAACTCTCTTCGTACTACGAGCGGGCGTTGTCGCTTTTTGAGGAGGCGTACGTTGTTGTATGCTCCGACGATTTGGCGTGGTGTAAGTCCGTTCTGCCTTCACGGCATCCTGCTATTCGTGCGGATAGATGGATTTGGTTCTCTGGCGATGAGTACGAGACGCTTTCGGCGATGATGGGATGTACTCTTGGCGGCATCTGCGCAAATAGTACGTTCTCGTGGTGGGGGGCTTACTTGGGTCGTGGGAATGGTAAGCTTGTGACGATGCCTGCGCTATGGATTCAGGATAGGGTGGGATTTCCTAAGGCGGTTGATATTTACCCCGCTTGGGCAGAGCGGATGGCGGTTTAGCCCTGCGAAGCAGGCAGAACCCTCTCGTCCGAAGGCGAGAGGGTTTAGAGCATGACAAATTTAGACTTTGTAATTAGATGAGTGGTCCGACAGGTGATACAGGCGCAACAGGGGTAACGGGAGCAACGGGAGAAACGGGGGCAACGGGTATTAGTGGTGAAACGGGACCTACTGGATGGACTGGCGATACGGGTGCCACAGGACCCACGGGTATGACAGGTGATACGGGTGCCACGGGTGTCACGGGTGATACAGGACCCACGGGTATGACGGGCGATACAGGACCCACTGGTATGACGGGCGATACGGGTGCCACGGGTGCTACGGGTGCCACAGGACCTACAGGTTCTTCTGGTGATACGGGTACCACAGGACCTACGGGTTCTTCTGGTGATACGGGTGCGACAGGACCCACAGGTATGACAGGTAATACGGGTGCCACGGGTACTACGGGTGCCACAGGACCTACAGGTTCTTCTGGTGATACAGGTGCCACAGGACCCACGGGTTCTTCTGGTGATACGGGTGCCACAGGACCCACAGGTTCTTCTGGTGCTACAGGCGACACTGGACCCACTGGTGCCACCGGTCCGCTCTATACAATTCAGGAACTTCAAAATTCGCAAGTTGGTAAGATTCAACAAGAAACTACAGATACTGCTACACTCAGTGCCATTCTGTATCCGAATATAGGAGTTCTGAATCCTACGTTTCAAACATGGGCATCACTCGGTTATCCTCCGCTCTACACCTTGCTCACTATGCCACTGCTACATCCATCTCCCTGCTCCGATGGTGTTACGCGTGATATGTACGACTATTGCTCGTGGCTTCTAGGAGTTGACCTTGGCGCACAAGTGACCCAGTTTGATTCCTACTTTGGAGGAATTAGTATGTCATACGGATTCCTCGGCAATACGCTTATAATTTATATGAGTGCCGACGCTGTTCCTAACGTCAATGTTGTATCGTATATCAGTACTATAAATTAGATTTAAGGTGCGAATTTCTTAAACGGGTGTGTAGTTGGCAATGAGGACGCTAATCCCCATTTCCATGCTAAGTATCCTTCTACCTGCTGGCGTTGGGATAAGGTGAGTAATGAATTATAGAAAATGACTTCCATTTCATATCCAATATAGTAATAACTTGCACTGTAGTAATCGGTTCCTAAATAGGTCGTAGTTCCAGCAGTGAATGCAGATGCTGTTGTATTGGAATATATCGTTCCGCCGTTTTGGGATATGCTTGTAGTTAATCCATTCACTTGACCTGTTATAATAACTGTTGTTCCAGATGTGTACGTTGAAGCCGGCATAGATGCCATTCCTGTCCATGTCACCTCGTTATTCAAATAGGAAACTGCGCCCACACCAGCACCACCTCCAGCATATCCTCCAGATAACGATCTGGCACCTTGTGGTCCACCAATGACCATATTGTTATTGCCACTTGGACTTGGATTATTGAATACAACAAACATTGTTTCTAGAGAGGGAGCCGCTGTGTAGGACGTCACGTAACCCGTATTTGACGCTGTACAATATATTGCTTTATTTGCCGTTGAATAGGTTCCAGCAATCTTACCAGACGCAACCGTTGCGTTATATCCATTTCCAGATTTATCGTACCATGTGCTCACTGTTGTTCCATTGGCAGGCGGAACACCCGTAGCATTTGGATCTGTACCATCTAACCACATTTGTAGTCCAGAAATAGTTTTTGGGCTGAATACGGTACTGAAGGATGGTAATGTTCTGCCTGGATGACCGCTAGCAAGAGAGGATATGAGTCCATATTTCCAAGCCAAATATGCCTCTACCTGTTGGCGTTGTCCTGTTGATAAGACCGAATTGTAGATAATTACTTCTGACATATATAAAATACCTGTAAATCCAGACGGATAATCAACTCCTAAGCTGAGTTGTGTAAATGTCTCACCGGTAACACCCATTGATTTACTTCCAATAGATGCACCATTTTGCCAACCTGCCATCAGCCCTGATGAAGAGGTATCTTGACGTGTGACTATTGTAGTTGTATTCATACCGACTGATCCTCCTATACCTCCAATACCAGAATAGTCCATTTGTAGAAGATTATTAGCAGTATAGTTTTGTTTCAGATGTGTGGGTCCTTGGTGTCCTGAAAATACATACACGCCAGATGTTTGTGTCATATATACAACATAAAAATAAGTAGAATCTGTTACAACGACGTTTGTTCGAAGTCCGTTTGTCTGACTACCACTAAAATAAATGGATGGATAGCCTATTCCTGATGTATTATAGGTCATTGCCGTTTCTGATGATGTAGCATTATTCGCATTACCTGATTTATCAGCCCAATACTGGACTTGTTGTCCTGCAGCGGTTACCGCAGTTGTGCCGGCGGTATTTTGAAATAAGGTTGTCAAATCATACGCATCCAACCACAACAGGCAACCCGTAATATCTACCGGTTGGAAGGGGCGATTGTACACCGGTGTTGGAATCGTTGTGACGGTGAGCGCAGTATTCCATTTGCGTTGGAGATAAGAATTTACCTTGGCAATTTGAGCGGTTGATAAGGCAGAATTGTAAATAACAAGTTCGTAAATAGTCGCAGTTAAAGCATTATAGAAGGTTCCGCTAATCACACCAGCACCACCCAACCATGCCCATGTAGATGCCGTATCGGTTGTACTTTCTGTACCTGTAAATACCTGGACACCATTATAATATCCAGTATATGTCGCACCTGTAGTTTTAGTAAGACATACTACAAATGGATTTGTTGGAAGACCGGCTGAAAATACAGGTTCAGGTACAGTATCTTCTGGTAAATACGCACATATATAAGAACTATTATAACCTCCTAAAAAAAAGGATCCTGCGTTTCCAACAGAAGTATTCATATAGTACATACCTGATGTTGATGAAGGTACAGGGCTTGCGACCATAAACATCGTATTTGTCTTAGAATATGGAACTGACATGGTAAAATACTGTACCGATGCTGCAGTAAAGGACACTCCACCAGTGCTAATAACATATGCCGGCGAATTTACACCTGTCGCATTATACCCATTGCCAGATTTATCCTTCCATGTTGTCATTGCTGTGCCTGTCATTACCATATTTGATGTATCTGCTCCATCATACCATACCACGCATCCAGTAATATCGGTTGGCAGAAATGGTGTATCAATTAACGAACCGTTTGCGGTTTGTACCGTATTTGTAATGCTCCATTTGTTCATGAGGGACGCCTCAATCTGCTGGGTTTGCGAAGTGGTGAGTGCCGAATTGTAAAAGTCTAATTCACCTAGCTGGAAGTTGGTAACACCTGAATTGACAAGGGACCCGCTACTAATCCACGCACCCAAGGTTGCGTTTGTTGCACCGGTTTGACTCTGAATCGTAAAAGTTCCATTTGTAATTGCCGCCAATACGCCATTGATGTAATAGTAGATATTTGTTCCATTACAGATAAGAGTAAGCAGTTGATTTGTGGAGGTGGTTAGTGCAGATGGTCCCGTAAAAAGCGTTCCAGCATTATATGCGTGAAAATAGAGAACGCCTGTAGTTCCTGTTGTATTTCCACCTCCACTTGATGTATAATTCGTCATAGAAAGTGCGTTATATGTATTGTTTCCATCATACTGTTTGACCATAATCCAGTTTGTAGAGCTTATAGGGTTGAATACGAGGAATAGAGTCCATGAGCTGGTGTTGTTGATGGCGGCTTGGGGCATATTCATATACGAATTGAGGGATGTACCGAGGGTGAGGTAGTTATTCGTGAGCACAGGTTGATAACTAGCTGTTGATTGTGTTATATTATACCCATTGCCCGATTTGTCGTTCATTTGGGTTACTGCCGTTATAATGGTTGTTGGATCTGCTGCGTCTAACCATAATACACAGCTTGGAATTAAGGTGGGATTTGTAATGCCTGCTGTAGGATTTGATACTGTAACACCCCATTTATTTCCTAAATACGTTTGTATTTGCTGTACCTGAGTATTTGTAAGAACTGTATTATAGACGATTATTTCATAGACATTCGATACAGATACTAAATTTCCGTATGAACTGCCTTGCCATTCACCGCCGATTGAAAATCCTTGGGCTGTACTTGAACGTGTAAGTCCACCCGCAGTATATGATGTACCTGACGCACCATTCACCCACGAATATGTTACACCTGTACTAGTACATGTATATGCGGCGATAACTGGTGGCTGTGATATAGATCCTGATGATGTATAATTTGTTATTTGACTATTAGCATAATAAAAGCGTAGATCTGGAGCAGTGGAATCTACATAAAATCCAAATCCGTCCAGCGAACCGTAACTTGTTGATGTATTGGGACGTCCTGTGAATACTGTTTGATTATTTACCGCCGTTTGAGAGAGCACAGCAATAAACATCGTGTATTGTGTCAAATTTACAGGTTTATTAACATACATATAACTTGTATTAAGTTTGACCGATGGATATGTACTATAGGGTACATAGGTTGTTATTCCACTGCCAGGTATTAAATTATAGCCATTACCTGATTTATCGTTCCATTGTACCATTGTTGTGCCCTTTGTTACCGTCGTGGCATCACTGCCATCAATCCAAAAGTTACGACCGGTCCCCCATTTTGCCATCAAATAATTTTCCACTTGTTGTCTTTGGGTCGTCGTAATCGGTCCTGTATACACGATGACTTCGCGGATGTTGCCGACGAAGTAACGGCTATTCGATGAACTTGATAAAGATATTCGTGTAGATCCAGATTGTGATGTATTGACTGTATCTATCAAATTGTAGCCTGTAGGTACAGTGGTTGTACCAGCGGACACATATGCACTAAGTACTCCATTCACGTAATATCCAGTAAGATATCCGATATCACCATTATTTCCGTTATATATTGATGTTGTATTTGTATAATATCGTATAGAATAATCACCACTTAGAATATCAGAAAACGCAAATACATACCCCCAACCTGATGAAAGTGATGTCGCTTGAGCTACAACAAATATAGCCGTAGTTGTGGTGAGAGATATATAATTCGATGTTTGTAAGATTCCGCCACTTGCGAAATTCACGCAAGGCGGTCCTGGCTGTGTAACATACGTCACTGAGCCAGCGGTGAGCGACAAGTTGTTTCCTTCACCCGATTTATCGTTCCACGTGCTAACAACCGGTACAATCGTGGTGGCGTCAGCGGCGTCTAGCCATAACTGGCAGCCGCTGATGGCGAGTGGATTCACCACGGGGGCGACGTTGCCTTGACCGGCGACTGGGATATTCCATTTCGTTCCTAGATATGACTCCACGGCTTGGCGCTGGTTGGTCGTAAGTGGTCCACTGTAGACAATAACCTCACAGATGTTGCCGATAAAGTAACGACTATTAAATGAACTTGATAATGAAAAACGTGTAGATCCTGATTGACCGGTAGGGATTGCGTCAATAAGATTATAGCCAGTGGCAAGTGAATTTGTACCTGATGTATAGGACACCCCATTCACATAAAATGTAGTACCCGCAAATCCATCATTTAGAGTTGTAGTATTAGGATAAAACCGAATTGAACTATCTCCACTATTTATATCTGAACAAGCGAAGACATAATCAAACGACGCACCTGACATTGCTGTTGCCTGACATATTACAAATATAATTGATTGTGATGCTGTAATTGTCGTATATGTTGATGTCTGTAATATTCCACCACTTGTGAAATTCACGCAAGGCTGTCCTAAATTACTCAGATAACTCACGGTGCCGGCGGTAAGTGACATGTTATTTCCGTTACCTGATTTATCCTTCCATTGATATACCGATGTTCCTGTAATGGATGTTGCATCGCTTGCGTCCAACCACAATGCGCACGTGGGAATTTGCGTCGGCTTGAACGCATATGTTATTAAATTATTCAACGTGAAATACGGATGGGTTGTCGGTAATAGGGACTGGAGTCCCCATTTTTGGGCTAAGTAACCTTCCACTTGCTGGCGCTGAATATCGGTAATGGCACCGTCAAAAATCATTGCCTCACCAAGAACAAAAGTACCAGTCGTTGAATATCCTATTGTCTGTGTGGTTGTGGCTCCTGTACCAAAAGCGGCTGGCGTATTTGTAGAATAGGGTGTTTGGGCGAGACCATTCACAAAAATACCACCGTTTGTAGAGAGTGTCGTTCCGCACATAATACTTGTGGTATTAAATATTGGATACGGTGCGGCAGTTATATAATTATAATTTCCGTTATAATTGAATTCTAAATCTGTACCGGTAGTAAGGATATAACTATCAATTGTATTAGAACCAGTACTACACATAAATCGTCTTACTGTACCTGAGGCTCCATTATTGACAATAACAAACACAGTACGGGTAGTTTGTGTGAAGGTCATAGATGGTGCGGTCATATATGCGTTTGTTCCAAACGACATCGCCGGCAGCCCATTAATATCCGCCGTTGTAGACCCAATTGTGCCTGATGTAGTGGTCGCAGTTCCGCCAGCGTATCCCTTATTTCGCCATGTTGAGATAGACGAACTTGATGTGTAAGATGACGTATCCGCCGCATCCAGCCATAAAAGGCAATTATTGACCGCTTGTGGCGCGAATGGCCACTGCTTCCTTGACAACTGTAACGCCGCCATTCCTAACTACGGGGTCCTATATTTCAAACAAGATTGCTACGCAGTCGCCTTGTTTGATATATATGAAAAAGGTTTAGAACAGAACATATGCATTACTGCTCACGCCTGTGCCTGAAATTGCGATTGTCACGCTCGTCTGGGGCGCAATAGAAATCGGGCTTACGATACTCGTGGTCGGATTGGTCACCGTGACCGATAGGTAAGTCGCTGTCGTATTGCGGAGGACCCAGTACTGACCTGCGGCGGTCGGAATGCTTGCAGGGAGCGTCAAGCCGTTGAATCCACTGTTTGTAATGTAGTAATAGTAGCCGTACGAGGGTGCGGAGAGGGTCGCCGTGGTTGCCGTAATGGACGACAAGGTGATTGGCGGCGCTGCGGCTGCGGAAATCTCGTTCGTATTCGTATTATACGCCAGGGCAATCGTGGTCGTGTTCGTGGAGCGTACGGGAGCGACGAAAAAGCCGGTGGTTGCGGGATTGACAGCCGCACCTGTAGCATTGAGCATAATAGAATTGGCGGCTTGATTGCTGTTACCCGCATAGGCACCAAGTGCAACTGCACTTGCACCTTGACTGTACTGAGCTGCATATGAACCCAAAGCAGTCGCATTTACTGCTTGATTGCTATTACCTGTATAAGTACCAATTGCAACGCTTGTTGCCTGCTGATTGGACATACCCGCATTATATCCCATCGCAACTGCAGCGTTGCTTTGCCCAGTGTATCCTGCCTGAACGCCAATCGCAATCGCAGACGAACCTCCAGTACCTTGAGTATTTGAACCAGCCTGGTATCCAATCGCAATGGAATTGGCAGTTTGGCTTGTACCACCAGCGTTGCTGCCAATTGCAATGGCGGTTGTGCCTTGGGTATTTGAGCCCGCTCCGTATCCAATAGCAACACCACCTGCTCCTTGTGTGTTATAACCTGCATACCATCCAATTCCAGTCGCAACTCCACCTTGATTTGTAACTCCCGCGGCTGGTCCGATTGCCACACCTCCGTAAGCACTACCGTTGCCCTGATTCGTTAGACCTGCCTGATAACCAATTGCCACACCACCGTTATTTTGATTGGAAAAGCCCGCCTGGTAGCCAATTCCAACTCCTACACTCACTTGACCGTAGTAGCCCGCTTGCCAGCCTATCGCAACGTTGCAATTACCCTGTGCGTTACAACCGGCGTAGTATCCAATAGCGATGGCACCCTGCGTTTGACCGCTGTATCCTGCTGCCGTACCAATCGCAATCGCATTTGTAACTTGACCTGTGTAACCCGCATTGCTACCGACGGCAATTGCCGCGGCTTGCTGATTGATAGCTGCTGTCTGATAACCAACGGCAACTGCAGCAATAGCTTGAGACTGGTATCCAGCACCCGCACCAACAGCAACTGCGTTGGATAATTGTGAAATCTGACCGGCACCACTTCCCACCGCTACAGTTTGCGTCTGCTGATTTGAACCAGCACTATAACCAATCGCAACGGCATACGTACCTTGATTTGATAATCCAGCTTGATTTCCTATTGCAACTGAATTTGAACCTTGTATGTTGGATCCTGCGGCGATACCTATCGCAACAGCACTACTGCCTTGTGTGTTGGATCCCGCATATAAACCTATCGCAATCGCACTCGCTCCTTGTGTATAATTTCCAGCATAATATCCCATTGCAACAGCAAAATCTTGTTGAGTTGTTAAACCAGATTGATCTCCTATCGCTACGCAATGACCTGAACTGTTTCCTTGTGTATTTTGTCCAGCACCACTTCCAATCGCTACGCAACCTGTTTTTTGATTTGATGCTCCAGCAGTATATCCTAATGTAACAGAATACGGACTTTGATTTGATAATCCGGCTTGATATCCAATAGCGATTGAATATGTGCCTTGTGAATTGGATCCTGCTGCCGTACCAATCGCAACCGCATTTGAAACTTGACCTGTGTAACCCGCATAATTTCCCATCGCTACTGCGTTGGTACCTTGAGAATAACTACCAGCGAATTGACCTACACCTACTGACTGTGAACCTTGCGAGTTAGAACCTGCTCCATAACCAATCGCAACTGCTGCGTTGCTTTGACTCGTATATCCAGAAAATGTACCTATTGCGATAGCCGAACTTCCACCTGTTCCCTGATTTGAATATCCAGCATTTGAACCAATTGCAACGCTTTGTAATTGTTGATTGTAAAAACCCGATTGATAACCGATCGCAACAGCACTTTGACCTTGTGTATTAGAGCCGGCTTGGGTTCCTATTGCCACTGCGTTTGCGCCTTGATTTGAGTAGCCCGCCTGATAGCCGTGTGCTTGGGCACCTGTGCCTTGATTGCTGTAACCGGCTTGGTCTCCGATAGATATCATATTGCTGAAGGTGCTGTTTGTGTAGTAGTTTGCCTGATAGCCGATTGCCACAGCATACGCTCCCAACGTCGAGAAACCGGCTGTGTTACCAATCGCAATCGCATTCGTGCCCTCGTTATTCGAACCCGCCTGGTAGCCAATCGCAATTCCATAAGAGCCTTGTAGTGTAGAACCGGCATAAGTACCTAATGCTATATTAGTATTTGTTACACCGTTTGCGTAAGGTGACCATGCTGTCCATGACTCTGGAGTGCCCGCAACCGACGCACGAATATACGTATTGCTTGTTGTATATGCGACCTGGACAACACTGCCGCCGCTAGAATCCGCCCACGGCACATTTGTAATTACCTGACAATATCCATAACCGCCACCGCCATTCAAACCAATAACCGACTGTGTCTTAAAATCCGAATAGACACCCATTCCTCTGCCTCGCAAATTGGCAACTGTATCGTTATAATTACGTGTGTCAGGTGAAGTAATACCCCATACTGGTGAATATCCAACTGTAGTTGCCACATCCGTAAGGTAATTCATGTTGTAATTAATGCTATTTGCTGTTTGCGAGTAGGTACCGCCTGAGGCAGGAATACCGTTCAACGTCAAATTACTGGTGACCGTTATATTCGCTGCAGTTGTCGTCGCACTACCAGATGTATATGTAAGATTCGCACTGCCGGCGGGGCTGCCTGAATTATTATATATAATTTGTGTATTCGCGCCGCCAATCGGTCCTGCTGGTCCCGTCGGTCCAGTTGTTCCTGCTATACCAGATGGTCCAGTTGAGCCGGTATTACCTGTTGCTCCTGCGGCACCTTGACCCGTCGGTCCTGTAGCACTCACCAGCTGACTGTACGCAATAGCTCCAGTGGTTGAAACGTAGGTAAGCACTATATTGTTATAGGTTGTTGTTGAGAGCCCTGGTGCGTAAATTGTACTATTGACCGTTAAATTCGCTAATAACTGGGTTGCTCCATACACTTGAAGAGCAGGTGACGCCGTATATGCACTATTATTAAATATTACCGGTCCATCTACCTCTAATGTTGTGAAAGCAGTGGCAACACCACCCAATGTGTAAACGGCTAAGTTTAGGAGAGCCTCTCCACCATAGGTGCCTGTAGCACCAGAACCAATTATAATCTGATCTTGTACTGTAAGTGTATTTGGTGAAGTATAGACAATAGATAATGATCCAGCAGTTGCTCCAATAAGGAAAATTAATTGTGTTAGCGTTCGTTGGACTTGGAAGTAATAATTGCCACCGCCTCCAGTAAATACATTTACTGATCCTGGACTCGTAATTGTTACATTGCCCGCATTTTGTGTAACAGTATAGTTTCCAGTGATAGTTACGAACGCAACTGATATATACGCAGGACTTCCCATACCTTGACCTACACTCGTATTCCAATTCCATACACTCGCAATATTACCAGTACCGGTAAATGTTGCTGCACCTACTGAATATGTAGGGCAATTGAGTGATTTATTACCACATACAATACCACTGACTGCGGACCACGTACCGTATGCCGATGGTGAAAAATCTGCCGCAGTTGTACCTGGCGCAGTTCCTGACGCATTAGTCGTCTGATAATACGCAAGTGTTCCATTTGTGTATGGTGCTACAACAGACCCGGTTGCTGCTGTAAGTTTCAAAAAGCATGACGAGTAATTATATGTAAATGTGGATACACCACCTGCTACTCCATTGTTATTGAAAATAACATTTGTGTTGCTGCCTGCTATAGGTCCTACAGGTCCTGTGCTACCTGTGTTACCTGTGGATCCTGTACTGCCTGTGTTGCCCGTTGGTCCTGTGGAGCCCGTGTTACCCGTTGGTCCCGTGGAGCCTGTGTTACCGGTGGGTCCAGTAGAGCCCGTGTTACCGGTGGGTCCGGTGCTGCCTGTGTTGCCCGTAGGTCCCGTGGGTCCAGTTTGTCCCTGTAGGGTATAACCGTACGCTATCTGACTCATACTATCATTGAGCGTAAACAGCGTAAAAACACCTTGGAGTGCTGAGGTTCCTGACACAAGTGAGGTAGTATAGAGTTGAACACCGTTTTTGTACCAGAACACACCTCCTGACTGCGCAGTGACAGTAAAGACATCATTCAAGGCATATGTTGAAATTGCTGTATTAATTGTGGGGTAACCGAACTGATTATTATAGTACAAGTAAACACTGCCATTTTGTAACGAAAACCCGTATGTATATGTTGGCGTTGCCACCGTATTCGTGAGGGCAAATGAGTAGTCACCTGAGCCACCGCTCACTGAGTGAGCCGCTACACGTAGCGTTAGATAAGTAGCGTTGTATGGGTATGATTCGTATGTGTACGCCTTGGATGCTAAACCGCCGTTTGCGTTTGTCGTCTTTGTAATCGTATTTGGCGGTCCAATTGTAAGATTTGTTGTATCGGCGCTGATGAGTGTGTAGAGTGCTGGACCATAGATACCAGTTGAGCCCGTGTTGCCTGTGGGTCCCGTAGAGCCCGTGTTGCCTGTGGGTCCCGTAGAGCCCGTGTTGCCTGTCGGTCCGGTGCTACCCGTGTTGCCTGTCGGTCCGGTGCTACCCGTGTTGCCTGTCGGTCCGGTGCTACCCGTGTTGCCTGTCGGTCCTGTGCTGCCCGTGCTACCCGTATTACCTGTCGGTCCTGTGCTACCCGTGTTGCCTGTATTGCCAGTGCTACCCGTGTTGCCTGTCGGTCCTGTGCTACCCGTGTTGCCTGTCGGTCCTGTGATACCTGCAGAGCCTGTAGATCCTGTTGGTCCTGTGATACCTACAGGTCCGGTTGAGCCAGTGTTGCCCGTGGAGCCTGTTGGTCCTGTGCTACCCGTGTTACCCGTCGGTCCTGTGATACCTGCAGAGCCTGTAGATCCTGTCGGTCCTGTGATACCCGCAGGTCCGGTTGAGCCAGTGTTGCCCGTGGGTCCCGTAGAGCCTGTGCTACCTGTGTTGCCCGTCGGTCCCGTAGAGCCGGTGTTGCCCGTCGGTCCCGTAGAGCCGGTGTTGCCCGTCGGTCCCGTATAGCCGGTGTTGCCCGTCGGTCCCGTAGAGCCGGTGTTGCCCGTCGGTCCGGTGGAGCCGGTGTTGCCTGTAGGTCCGGTGGAGCCTGTGTTGCCTGTAGGTCCTGTGGAGCCCGTGTTGCCTGTAGGTCCCGTAGAGCCCGTGTTGCCTGTAGGTCCCGTAGAGCCCATGTTGCCTGTAGGTCCCGTAGAGCCCGTGTTGCCTGTAGGTCCTGTAGAGCCCGTGTTGCCTGTAGGTCCGGTGGAACCTGTATTACCTGTAGGTCCTGTGGAACCCGTGTTACCTGTGTTACCAGTGGGTCCTATACTGCCCGTGGAGCCTGTGTTACCAGTGGGTCCTGTGCTGCCCGTGTTACCTGTGTTACCAGTGGGTCCTGTGCTGCCAGTTGGTCCGGTACTGCCACTTGAGCCCGTATTACCCGTAGAGCCCGTGTTGCCTGTAGGTCCCGTAGAGCCGGTGTTGCCTGTAGGACCTGTGGAGCCTGTATTGCCTGTGGGTCCTGTGGAGCCCGTATTGCCCGTTGCTCCTGTGCTACCTGTTGCACCTGTATTTCCTGTAAAACCTGTAAAGCCCGTTGAACCAGTATTACCCGTGTAACCAGCTAATGTATTATAGGTCACAACACCCGAAGTAGAATTGTACGCAAGGACAAATGGAGATGTGTTTGTGGGTCCTGCGATTCCTGACAATGTAAGTGAGTTCGCGAGGATGGCGGGACCGTTCACTTGTAGCGTTGTGCCATATGACGGCGTTCCTATCAATGTGTAGACGTTGAATCCGATAAAGCAAATATATAAACCGTCGTTTCCAAAGGAATTGTTTGTCGTCATTGTGAGTGTATCAGAGCACGCACCATAGGGGCTTGAATAAACTGGAGTTGCGTTGGATGGTAGTGTTGAAGCTGACGCATAGAGTACAAATCCTAGTGACGCTGTTCTCGCAACGCGAACATTTATACTCGTGCCTAACGTTGTATTTGTATATAAAATATTTGTTCCGTCACTGACTGTAAACGATGTATCTCTAGGACTCGCATTATCAGTCACAACCATTTTAATTGTATACGTCAACCCATTACATACTAACTGCATTTGTACAAAATCGCCCGTGTAGTTTCCGCCGCCAAAGATAGCAAACTGTGTTTCAAATACCGCATTGATGACTCCATTATTTGTATAGGTCGCATAACCGTTGCCTCCAATAAATCCATAGCCGTTCAATCCGTATCCTAATGTCGCTGCCGACCACGCTCCGCCTACCGTATTGAGCACAATATACTGTGTCAGTGTTCCGCTGCCGTTCGCCGTACTTTCCGCAAATACGTTGGCTCCCTTGGTATAAGGTGGACCTGCCGCTAATGTCACTGGGTCCAACGTCAACGTTCCTGATGTATATAGATAGCGGAACGTCGAGGATGCTGCCGAAGTGCCTGTACTATTGTAAATGACATAGGTATCCGCACCGGCGACCGGTCCAATCGGTCCGGTTGAACCGGTGCTGCCTGTGTTACCAGTGGGTCCTGTGCTGCCCGTATTACCTGTGTTGCCCGTGGAGCCCGTTGGACCGGTTGAACCTGTGGCACCTGTAGCACCTGTGGCACCTGTAATACCAGTGGTACCCGTAGATCCAGTAGAGCCTGTATTGCCCGTAGATCCGGTGCTACCAGTGCTGCCTGTGTTACCCGTGGGTCCCGTAGAGCCGGTACTGCCCGTGGATCCCGTATTACCCGTTGGTCCCGTAGAGCCGGTACTGCCCGTTGGACCCGTTGATCCGGTGTTACCCGTGGATCCCGTGTTGCCCGTTGGACCGGTGTTTCCCGTTGAGCCTGTGGAGCCTGTGCTACCAGTGTTGCCTGTGGAGCCAGTAGGTCCCGTGGAGCCAGTTGAACCTGTGCTGCCGGTGCTGCCCGTAGAACCGGTACTTCCTGAGGCACCTGTAATACCTGTGGGTCCTGTAGTACCTGTTGATCCTGATGCGCCTGTAATGCCAGTCGGTCCCGTTGCTCCAGTACTGCCTGTATTTCCTGTGGGTCCTGTACTTCCAGTTGATCCTGTGCTACCCGCAATACCAGTCGGTCCTGTGCTACCAGTTGATCCTGTGCTGCCCGTGTTGCCTGTTGGTCCTGTGCTGCCTGTAGGTCCAGTGCTTCCTGTAGGTCCAGTACTGCCTGTAGGTCCAGTCGGTCCCGTACCAATCGCACCCGTTGGACCTGTCGGTCCCGTCAAACCTTGCGGTCCTGTGGTACCCGTTGGACCCGTAGCAACCGATGCCGCTAAGGTTGTGTGTAAATGGGATGCCGTATTTGCCTGAAAATACATTATAAGAGATGTTGTGTTTCCAATATACTCGGCAAAGATATCAAGATAAATCAATGAATTGACACTTGACAACGTCGTTCCAGGCATGTAGACAGTGCCATCTGTGGACTGAGCCATCGTTTGATTCACCTGCGTTGGTAAGTTGGATGAAGACGCCAAAAGGATTTTTTGATTTGAGCTCATATAGGATACATTGAAATAGATGTTCGCATAACGATTATTGTCATTTCCTATACTTGCAAACAAATTCAAGTCCCATAAACCGCCAGGGATAAACGTTGTTGGTATTACACCATTAATTGTAGAAAAGGTTGCTACATTTGTATAGGTTGCCGCTAACGTTGGTACAGTAATGATTGTATCAATATTATCTGGAATTTCTTCCAATGTACCTCCAATGGGACTCGCACTATAGGTGCCACCTGGTGTATTGAGAAACAGAATGAGACCACCTGATACACCATCTACACCCGCGGCGCCGGTTGGTCCCGTGGCTCCTGTCGCACCTGTTGTGCCGGTTGGTCCTGTACCAATCGGTCCCGTGGATCCTGTGCTACCGGTATTGCCCGTGCTACCTGTGGGTCCCGTAGAGCCCGTGTTGCCTGTGCTACCTGTGCTGCCCGTTGATCCAGTGGAGCCTGTGGAGCCGGTCGGTCCTGTAGATCCCGTGTTGCCGGTTGGTCCTGTTGAACCGGTGTTTCCCGTATTCCCTGTTGGTCCTGTAGAACCGGTGGGTCCTGTACTGCCGGTGTTGCCCGTAGGTCCTGTGCTGCCCGTGGAGCCTGTTGCGCCCGTGGATCCTGTTGTACCCGTGGGTCCTGTGCTGCCTGTGTTTCCCGTGTTGCCAGTTGATCCTGTGCTGCCCGTGTTGCCTGTAGGTCCGGTTGAGCCGGTGTTGCCTGTAGGACCTGTTGATCCTGTATTGCCTGTAGGACCTGTTGAGCCGGTGTTGCCTGTGGAACCAGTGTTGCCGGTTGGTCCGGTTGAGCCGGTGCTTCCTGTGCTGCCTGTAGTGCCGGTGTTACCTGTCGGTCCAGTACTGCCAGTATTACCCGTATTACCCGTTGGTCCTGTGGATCCAGTATTACCCGTTGATCCAGTGGTACCCGTGGGTCCTGTACTGCCGGTGTTGCCCGTTGAGCCCGTTGGTCCTGTGAATCCAGTGGTACCCGTGGATCCTGTGGGTCCCGTGCTGCCCGTATTACCGGTGGAGCCTGATGCGCCTGTAATACCTGTAGGACCCGTTGGTCCAGTTGGTCCAGTACTACCTTGTGCTCCAGGAGCACCCGCATTGCCTGTAGGTCCTGTATTACCCGTGTTGCCAGTGTTACCAGTGTTGCCTGTGCTGCCCGTGGGTCCGGTGCTACCTGTGCTGCCCGATGCGCCTGTAATACCCGTAGGACCCGTTGAGCCAGTATTACCAGTGGGTCCTGTGCTGCCCGTATTACCTGTGTTGCCCGTGGAGCCCGTTGGACCGGTTGAACCTGTGGCACCTGTAGCACCTGTGGCACCTGTAATACCAGTGGTACCTGTAGGTCCTGTTGAGCCCGTGTTGCCTGTAGGTCCTGTTGAGCCCGTGTTGCCTGTAGGTCCTGTAGAGCCCGTGTTGCCTGTAGGTCCCGTAGAGCCCGCGTTGCCTGTAGGTCCTGTAGAGCCCGTAGAGCCCGTATTACCCGTAGAGCCCGTAGATCCAGTGTTTCCCGTGCTACCTGTATTACCAGTAGAGCCCGTATTACCTGTAGATCCAGTGTTTCCCGTGGGTCCTGTAGAGCCTGCGGCTCCAGTCATGCCCGTAGGTCCTGTAGAGCCTGCGGCTCCAGTCATGCCCGTAGGTCCTGTAGAACCAGTACTACCAGTACTACCTGTAGCACCAGTGCTACCAGTATTACCAGTAATACCTGTAGCACCAGCACTGCCTGTACTACCCGTTGGTCCAGTGGATCCAGTAGAGCCGGAGTTGCCTGTCGGACCTGTATTACCAGTAGATCCGGTGTTACCCGTGGCACCTGTAATACCAGCACTACCTGTCGGTCCAGTTGTTCCTGCGGCGCCAGTTATACCGGTTGAACCTGTAAATCCCGCAGCACCTGTCGGACCCGTAGTTCCTGCTATACCTGTCGGACCTGTTCTACCCGTCGGACCTGTAGGACCAGTTCCACTCGTTCCAGTGTATCCCGTAGGACCGTATAATCCGCCGTAGGGCAATAGGTTCCATGGAGTTGCGCCGTCTCCAATCTTAAAAAGCTTGGTGTCGCTTTCTATACCCATCTCTGCGAGTGCCAGGACAGGGTTTGCCGCTGTCCATTCACTCGCAGTTCCATTACGGAACTGTATCTGAATAAACGGCATTCACTTCTATTAATAGATATTTTTAGAAGTGAATACAAACTTATGAAAGGTGCGGTTACGCAAGTTTTTCAATGATTAGACTGTAGCTTCCAGTATTAGACGCCGTCGTCTGTTGTCCCGTAACTCTATAAAAAGCACTATTTGTTGTATCTGAAAATGTTGCTACAACCATATCACCTGTATGACTTGCTGTAGGCGATCCTCCTACACTTTGAGCAGTGGTTGTCAGCGTCGCCGACATTGTCTGTGCGGACGGTGCTGATCCAAAATATAACCATAACGCTTGTCCTGTAATTCCCATTGATCCTGTTGTTGTGGCGAGGTATAAGGCGCCCGCAGTATTACCGCCACCATTTCCCATATACGCAACGAGCGTACCATAGGTTGCTTGAGTCGCAGACTTATTTGCAAATGATACTCCCATTGTTGGTGCAATTGCCTGATAACGGATTCCTGCAGTTCCGCCCGTTACATCCCACTCACTTCCTCCACGACTGGTCAATTCTAATGTTTCTCCAGGTTGTACTGTAATACTACGATTCGTTGCACCCAAAACACCTCCATTGTAAATAAACTCTGTTCCTGTATTATTCACTGTAATTGTGTATGTAGTCGCTGATGACGCACTCGCAAAATTAAACTTTCCTCCCAAAGGCACACTTGAGCCTGAAGGCAGTGTTATATTTCCTGTTACTTGAATCATTTGACCATTTTGATTGGCACTGAGTGTTCCTGAAAAAGTAGGTTGAAACCCTGAATAACTTTGGTAACTGAGATTACCATTTGAAAGACCTAGAGTTCCAAGAAGTGTAAGATTTCCTGTATCATCTAAGTTAAACAAATTACTGGTGTATGCACTATTAATAATTTGTAACTGTGAATTACTTGTCAAACGGAAGTTTTTGCTTGTTGTAGACGCTGGATAGTAGGTATTTGTCGCTACTAAGAAATCTTCGTATCCTGTGCCGCCACGAGTATTTGTACCTGTAATAGTAACTGCTTGTCCTGATGCGGGGTTTGTTATAGAAAGTGCTCCTGATATTGTAAGGGTTGAAGTAACATACGTAAGATTTGTTTCTGCATTCGCTGAATTCACACTCGTAGCAGTCAAGACTCGGTTATTTGCGTAATTCGTAATTGTTGAAAATCCTGGTCCTGTAGGTCCTGTAGGACCATTGAGACCGCCATATGGCAACGCATTCCACGCAAGTATTCCATCACCAATCTTAAACAACTTTGTATCCGTTTCTAAACCGACCTCCGCTATTGCAAGCGTCGGATTCACATTCGTCCATGTTGATGCATCACCGTGTCTCAACTGAAATTGAATATTTGTACCATTGTAATTTCCAGACGGTCCAATCGTTCCTGTATATCCAACACCGCCGCAATTAAACGCCGGTCCGACCGAGTACACACTTGTCGGTGTTCCACCGTTGAAAATGTAATATGTATTGTAACCGGTTGGACCCGTAGCACCAATAGATCCTGTTATACCTGTTGCACCCGTTGCACCGTATCCTGTCGGACCTGTATTACCCGTTGGTCCTGTGGGTCCGGTTGAACCAGTGTTGCCTGTGTTGCCCGTGGGTCCTGTACTACCCGTATTACCCGTTGCTCCCGTTGAACCCGTATTACCGGTATTTCCTGTGCTGCCCGTGGAACCGGTACTGCCGCTTGAGCCCGTAGCACCTGTAATGCCTGTAGCTCCAGTACTACCCGTGGGTCCTGTACTACCTGTGTTTCCTGTGGTTCCTAACAATATTCGGTCGAAATGTACGTTCTGCACGGAAGTGTTGGCGGCACCAAACGCAACGTCCGCATAGTACAACGCAGGAATAATGCCAGGGGTATATGGACCGAATACGCTTGCACCGTTCTTATACATAATCACCTGGCTGCCGTTGAAAAAAATCGTAAATACATCGGTGGTGGCGTAGCCGCTGATGGTGACGGCACCTGTCAGCCCATAACCGAACGTGACTGTTGTGCTGTTAAAATAGATGGGAATGTCAATGTTGAGGTAGCTTGGATTGCCTGCGGGTGCAGAGGCGATACCCGCCGCAAGGGGGGCTGGAGTGGTGGGTCCGCTTGCGTATGCGGGCGAGAACGACATCTGGACCGGTCCAGGGTAGCCCAAGGCGGAATACGCATTGGCTGTCCAGTTTGGATTTGTTATAGCGACCACTTGACCCGAATTGACTGCCTGAATGCTTGCGGGGTTGGAAATGACCCACGTGAATGTTCCCTGTCCATAGGTGCCCGTGGGTCCTGACGGTCCAGTTGATCCTGTACTGCCGGTGGATCCTGTATTACCCGTTGGTCCAGTACTGCCTGTATTGCCGGTGCTACCCGTAGGTCCAGTACTACCTGTGGCTCCAGATGCACCTGTAATACCAGTGGATCCAGTACTGCCTGTGGCTCCAGTAATGCCTGTAGGTCCGGTTGAACCCGTATTACCCGTTGAGCCAGTGTTACCTGTGGTACCAGTGGATCCGGTTGCTCCTGTTCTGCCTGTAGGACCTGTACTACCGGTCGTACCGGTCATTCCCACGCTATTTGCACCTATTACTTCTTCAATCGTCATATGTGCATAATCCTGTGTATCGGCTGTTACACCTGACGGTATTTGTATGGAGATTGTATGTGCATCTGCGGACAACACACCCACATTAAAGATACAAGGAATCGTCAAATGGTAATTGATACCGTTGAAAAAGTATGAGGTGCTTGCCGCCGTACTTCCATCAATCACTAGATTAAATGTAGCCAAACCGGTCACCGTCGCATATGCGCTAAAACTCAAGTTAATAATAGCCGTTCCACCCAATGCTGTATAACTAGTGGACCACGCAGCCGGTGTGGCAGGACCCACATATACACCACCCGCCGATACATTATTCAACTGTGTTGTGAATTTGATGTAACCGCCTGCAGGACCTGTGGAACCCGTTGCACCGGTTGGACCGGTTCCAATAGGACCCGTGGGTCCCGTATTACCGGTACTACCCGTGTTTCCTGTATTGCCTGTCGGTCCAGTCGCACCTTGACCGGTTGGTCCTGTGCTACCCGTATTACCCGTATTGCCAGTGGGTCCTGTAGCTCCTGTAAATCCCGTGGCTCCTGTACTACCAGTCGCTCCAGTTGAACCGGTATTACCTGTTGAACCGGTAGAGCCAGAGTTACCTGTAGCTCCTGTTGAGCCCGTGTTTCCTGTGGGTCCTGTACTGCCAGTGGGTCCTGTAGCTCCTGTAAATCCCGTGGCTCCTGTACTACCAGTCGCTCCAGTTGAACCGGTATTACCTGTCGGTCCCGTTGAACCTGTGTTGCCCGTCGGACCTGTAAATCCCGTGGCACCGTATCCCGTTGGACCAGTATTACCAGTATTACCAGTATTACCTGTGGCTCCCGTAGCACCTTGTCCCGTCGGACCGGTGGCACCGGTGCTGCCCGTATTGCCCGTTGGACCTGTGGCACCAGTGTTACCCGTGGGTCCAGCGCCCGTCATAAGCGTCGCACTTATCCACGTGCCTACTGCTGAACCACCTTCAACATTATTACTTACACCTGAATACGCATATGCGGTAATTGCCTGACCTGCCGTAATATAGACAATCTTAGAGGCACCGGCAATATTCGCACTTGACGCAGTCGCAGGATTGACAGTATAGGAAATTTGCGTTCCGCCGACAAACACATTAAACTGCTGCTGATTTCCACTCGCAACTGAATTCCATACAGCATTCCAGTTGAGTAGGTAGTATCCAGACACAGTTGGGGTGATTGTGTATGTACCGACCCATCCCTGAGGGTCATTGAGAGCCACCCAAGGACCTACCTGTGTTAAACTCGTATTAAATGTTTGATTCGTTGATAGATACATTGTTGCCGTATAATTTGAGACGACCAATCCAGGCATCGGTCCCGTCGGTCCCTGTGGACCCGTTGCGCCTTGACCCGTGGGTCCCGTGGATCCCGTGTTACCCGTAGAGCCGGTGCTGCCGGTTACTCCTGTCGCACCTTGACCCGTAGGTCCAGTGGAACCCGTAGTTCCTGTACTACCCGTCGATCCAGTTGACCCGTATCCAGTAGGACCTGTATTACCCGTAGCACCAGTATTTCCTGTTGTACCTGTGGGTCCCGTAGAGCCGGTTGAGCCCGTGGAGCCGGTGTTTCCCGTGTTACCAGTAGGTCCAGTTGAGCCAGTTGAGCCCGTGTTGCCTGTAGGTCCTGTGCTACCCGTGCTGCCCGTAGATCCGGTATTACCCGTTGTACCGGTAGGACCAGTGGAGCCGGTGTTACCAGTGGGTCCCGTAGGACCAGTAGATCCTGTAGAACCAGTAGACCCTGTGTTACCCGTAGGACCCGTAAAGCCCGTGCTACCCGTAGGACCCGTGGAGCCGGTATTACCCGTAGATCCTGTTGTTCCAGTAAAGCCCGTGCTACCCGTAGATCCTGTATTACCAGCTATACCGGTGGAACCCGTAGAACCTGTTGGTCCAGTACCTACCGCACCCGTGGGACCCGTTGGTCCCGTTACACCCTGTGGTCCTGTCGCACCCGTAGGTCCAGTCTCATTGGATGATGAGATTGTTGTATGTAAATGAGATGGCACCGATCCCTGAAAATACATCGTTAACACCGAACTGCTGACAAATGCCTCCGCAAAGACATTAATAATAATCTGCGAACTAATACTCTGTAATTGAACCTCAGGCACATAGACAGTTGTATCTATCTCTTGGACCGTTGTCTGATTTACTTGTGTCGCGCCTGCCGACGAATTTGCTAACAATAAAGTTTGACCAGAGCTGGTATAATAGACATTAAAATACACATTCACATATTGACTGAGCGTGTTATTACTAATTGCCGCAAACAAGTTCAAGTCCCATAGACCCGCCGGCACAAACGTCGTCTGTAACGTGCCCGTAGTCGTAGAAAATGTAGCAATATCAATATATCCTGAAGTTCCAACAGTTGCGGTGATGGTCGTTTGAGGGGTGGTAGGGACGGGTTGTAATATACCGCCAATCTGTGTACTTGTGTAGGTGCCACCTTGTGTGTTCAAGAATAATACAAGACCGCCTGAGACACCATTAATACCCGCGGCACCTGTGGGTCCTGTGAAACCTGTAGAGCCTTTTGTACCCGTTGGACCGGTACCAATTGGACCCGTTGCGCCCGTTGCGCCAGTAGATCCCGTATTGCCGGTAGGACCTGTAGAGCCCGTGCTACCGGTGGGTCCCGTTGATCCTGTAGATCCAGTAGAACCCGTCCATCCAGTAAAGCCAGTAGAGCCGGTTGATCCTGTAGAGCCAGAGGCACCCGTAGATCCTGTAGAGCCAGAGGCACCCGTTGAACCAGTATTACCGGTAGGACCTGTAGAACCTGTATTACCAGTGGCACCTGTAGAGCCGGTTGGTCCGGTAGATCCAGTATAACCGGTTGAACCAGATGCGCCTGTAATACCTGTAGGTCCTGTTGAACCGCTAGCACCAGTAATACCCGTAGGACCTGTTTTGCCTGTAGGTCCAGTCGCACCGGTATTACCGGTGGGACCTGTAGAACCTGTATTACCAGTGGCACCTGTGTTGCCTGTAGGTCCAGTCGCACCAGTATTACCGGTGGGACCTGTAGAACCTGTATTACCAGTGACACCTGTGCTGCCTGTAGGTCCCGTTGTACCGGTATTACCTATCGCTCCCGTAGGACCTGTACTACCAGTCGGTCCTGTACTTCCTGTATTTCCAGTAGATCCCGTGCTGCCTATAGATCCTGTATTACCTGTAGGTCCTACTGAACCCGTAGGTCCGGTTGCTCCTGTATTACCAGTAGAACCAGTGGCACCACTATTACCGGTTGAACCGGTGCTGCCTGTTATACCCGTGGATCCGGTTGACCCTATGCTGCCCGTGGGTCCGGTTGACCCTATACTGCCAGTTGGACCTGTAGGTCCGGTTGATCCTATGCTGCCGGTAGATCCGGTATTGCCTGTATAACCAGTTAGTCCGTCGTTACCCTTTGGTCCTGTATTACCCGTCGGTCCAGTATATCCAGTGGCTCCAGTATTTCCCGTTGCGCCTGTTGCGCCAGTATTACCTGTAGTACCAGTTGTACCGATTGAACCGGTTGGTCCAATTGAACCGGTGGGTCCTATAGAACCCGTGCTACCGGTTGTACCCGTTGACCCAGTATATCCATGCCCTGTAGGTCCTGTAGCACCAAGAGTACCCGTAGGTCCAGTTGCCCCTTGACCCGTTGGACCCGTATACCCTTCACCCGTCGGTCCAGTCAATCCTTGGTTACCTGTAGGTCCTGTTGCGCCTTGACCCGTTGGACCTGTAAAACTATTACCGGTTGGACCCGTAAATCCTTGGTCACCAGTTGGACCCGTTGCGCCTTGACCCGTCGGTCCCGTTGAACCCGTCGGACCTGTAGGACCGGTCATGCTATACCCAGTCGGACCGGTTGGACCCGTATCACCCTTTGCGCCAGTATATCCCGTCGCACCCTGTCCTGTCGCTCCCGTATATCCTGTTGGTCCTGACAAAAAGCGGTCAAATGTGACATATTGTACGCTACCACCGATTCCATTAAATGTAACATCGGCAAATAGAATCGTCGGATATACGAGTGGCTGATAAGGACCAAACAATAGTACGCTATTTTTATAAAATGATACAAGAACACCGTCAAACAAAATCGTATATACATCAGACGTTGTGTAGGTAGCAATCGTTACGGCACCAGGAAGACCATACCCTAACGTGATGCCTGATGTGGTGAGCCGTATGGCAAAATTCACGCCTAAATAACTCGGATTCGTCGGTGCGCTTGTACTCAGACCGACTACAACATCTGGTATACCGGTACCGTTCGCATATGCGGGCGAAAACGTCATCTGCGTTGGACCTGCGTATCCGACATCTGAATATGCGTTCGCATTCCAGCCTACCGCATTTATAGAGGTGACTTGACCCGAATTCACAATCGCAACTTTTGTGGGGTCACTCACTACCCATACAAATGTACCCAATCCAAAATCTCCCGTTGGACCGGTAGAACCTGTACCTGATGCGATTCCCGCAGGACCCGTATAACCTGTCTCACCCTTCGGACCCGTCAGACCGATTGTGCCGGTAGGTCCCGTAGGACCCGTTACACCTTGTGTCCCTGTTGGACCTGTCTCTCCCATACCAGTATCTCCCCTACGACCCGTTGGTCCAGTACATCCTTTTTCACCAATCTCTCCTTGCCGTCCTGTAGGTCCTGTGCTGCCGGTCTGACCTGTGGCACCGGTTGTTCCTGTCGGTCCAGTATCACCTTTCCCCGTTGCACCGGTGGGTCCTGTAACTCCCTTTGGTCCCGTAACACCTGTACTACCTATCGGACCAGTATAGCCAGTGGCACCTGTAGGTCCTGTAGGTCCTGTATTACCAGTATCACCAGTATAACCTCTATCACCTGTCGTACCGGTGTAACCAGTGACACCTATAGGTCCTGTAGACCCCGTGTTACCAGTGGCACCCGTTCGTCCACTGCCGGTTGGACCAGTTTGACCTATTGTACCTGCAATACCCGTGGGTCCCGTTGGACCTGTATCACCGATACCAATTGGACCTATGGGTCCAGTAGTACCAGTATCACCGGTTGGTCCCACCGTATTATAATACGGAAGAGCGTTCCAGCCATTGCTACCGTCTCCTATTTTTAACAATCCTGTATCGGTTGCGTAACTCCATTCGCCCTGTGCCAATACAGTATTTGTAGAGGACCATTGCGCGGTGGTGCCGCGCCTCATCTGTAACCGAATGTACGGCATACTCTATCTACATTGCCTATAAAAATCAAGTGACTGCGCCGCAATCAAAAACTGGACCAATTAAATAACTGGTCGCTGGATCGCCGCCGTCAAATACAATCGCACCACCCGTCGGACCTACATCGCCTGTAATACCCGTGGGACCCGTGGGACCTGTGGGACCGGTTGGACCGGTGGGACCGGTTACGCCCACAAATCCTGGTAAATTAATGTCGTAAATCTCAGAGGCACCGAATGTGCCTGTAATGGCTGTGATATTCTGGATGACCATCGCACCCGTATTGGTATTGTAATATACAATAGTTCCCGTAAAGTTGGAATTAGAAGCAGTACTTATAACATAAACCGGAGTTCCGTAAATATAGGCGAGACCTGTACTAACAATAATAGAAACACTGCCGCCTCCTGGATTAATCGTTACCGCACTTGTTGTCTGACTGCTATATTTGTCGCCAGGTAAACCTTTCGGACCCGTAACCCCCGTTGGTCCAGTACCTGCCTCAACCGGTACAGCATTTGAGTATATTTGTAAAAAGCTACTCAAAATTGCCGGATTTGTACGACTCATTCTTACTATAGAGTTGTACATTTCATTCATTTAGATAACGATGTTTAACGTTGAACATACTAAGGTGAGTTTGCCCGTGAGCGTGGAGACCTGGGCTTCTAACAATGAGATAGTAGACTGCTGGGTTTGGACGAGTGCGTAGACGTCCTGTACCGCTTTCACCGTGGGGGCGATAAACTCAGTATGACGAAGAGTATAAAGTCCTCTTAGTTTTGCGTGCGGCGACTCATATGTATTCGTTATTGTACTACCATGTTTATCCTTATATGTCTTTGTTATAGTTGATGGAACATCATTGATACATGTGAATAGGGACGAATCGGTGCTGAGATTGTCCAAAACCTGCTTCACTTCCTGCGCAATGAACCCTTGGTGTTTGCGCTTACCTGGATCTCTTGGTGGAAGTGGGTTGCCGTTGCTATCCAAGCCGACGCTAATGCGGTCCTTCCAAGTGAATTCTACCGGTCGCAGTTGATTAATAAAGTTGATACCGAGGGTTGTATTGCTGATATTTGTCTTGAGGCGGTGATCGGATGTTCCTAGATCATATGTAATTTCGTTTGTATCTGGGTCGTAATTTAATGTATAGGTCGTTCCTGCTGGTTGAATAGGTGCTACGTAGAATCCACCTCCACCCCCGTCAGTATTTCCATCTAATTCTACGCCAGTGGCATTTAGTACAATAGAATTTGGAGATTGACTGTTTTCACCTGCGAACTGTCCTATCGCAATTGCGTTTGAGCCTTGACTAGCGAATCCAGCAGCCCATCCTATAGCAACTGCGTTTATGTCTTGAGCATTGGATGCTGCGGCGTAACCTATACCGATACTACCGCCACCTTGGCTATATTGACCCGCCACTGTTCCTATAGCGATACCATATGAACCTTGATTGGAAGCTCCTGCTTGGTCACCTATGGCGACGGAGTATGATTGTTGTGTATTTGAACCCGCTTGATTGCCGATAGCAATCGCATAGAATGCTTGCTCTGTGCCGTTCGATGTGCCGCTACCATCTCCTTGACCTGCCTGGTAACCGATGGCAATTGAATATTCTTGCTGATACTGAAATCCCGCAGAATAACCGATAGCGACCGCATTGGACTGCTGATATATTTGTCCAGCTTGACCACCAACTGCTACAGCCGATGCTCCTTGTGCCTGTTGACCCGCACCACCACCGATCGCTACACCATATAGTGGCACGGTTCCATCATTGCCAGCACCGTCTCCTATAGTTACATTTGACTGCGTTTGATTCATTGTGTTATACCCACCCAAGACCCAATTCGTACCATTGTATAGAAGATAATCGCCATATACATTTCCTGGCGGTAAAAATCCGCCTTGTACTGCTGCGTAAGTGATTGCTTCGGTAGATGTGCTATAAGTGAGTACATATGTAGGTGTCGCGTTGCTAGCAAGATTTGGCAAATAGAGATTGTTTGCGGTGGCATTCGTGGCTACGATTGTAGACGCATTCAAGATGCTATTACTGGGCTGTGGGGAGTAGACTGCCCAATTTTGCATATAGCAGCTTCCGTAGTTATTGTTAAACAGTAGATATAGTTGTACATTATCAATCATCTGAACATTATTTACAGAGGCAACTGTGGTAAACGCTTGGGTTGATGTACTGTATTGGAAAATTAAACCGGTTTGTGAACGTGCAACTTGCCATGCCCAACCTGAACTAACGTACCAATCCGTATTTTCATATAATAAATTACCAAATGAATCTGATACTATATTTGGACCCACTGAATAGTATCCTCCATTTACCTGAAATCCTATACTAGCATTACCAGTTCCACCCGCTGCGTCAAAACTTAACACAAAACTAAATACAGCGTCTATATCACCACCATTTGTATAATAGGCATAGAATCCTGGAGAATTATTCGCGCATGTTATCACTCGTCCTCCTATTGTTACTATATTCGGATTCGTAGACCACGCACCATTATTTGTTTTGGTAAAATCGCTGGTTGCCGGCAAGCCTGATCCAGTACCCGCTGTATTTTGGTAAAATACTGCATTTGTATATACATTTGTAATCTGTAGATTTTTTGCGCTTCCAATCGCTCCCGCCGCATTATACAGAAGCTCTGAGGCACCGCCTGGAATTGCTACATTTAAGTATGTTGGGATTGGCGATATGCCAACGTAGGGGAGTACACGGCGAGCGGATATACCCAACGCACGCGTTCCTCCTAATTCGGTATTTTGAATCCAAGTGGTACCATCTTGACTGTAAACAAGATTTGGTCCACCAGACGAATTGTTAAAAAGATTTAATGAACCGCATGCTACCCATTTTGATCCATTCCATGTTATATCATTTCCACCATTTTCAAACAGTGGTGCTGTTCCAGAATCCGCAGCGGTCCAGTTGATTCCATCGGTACTATATGCTATTGTACAATATCCAATACCCACGGCGACCCATTGTGTTCCATTCCACGCGATAGATGCGGCATAGGCAGGTGAAAATGCGGATGTGCCTCCGCTAATATATACAAACGGATCAGTAATATATATCCAATTAATACCATCATAACTATAACACATAGCACCATCTGCGCCACCATCATCCACGCCAACTGCCACCCATATTGTGCCGTTCCAAGACACACCTAAACCAACTATGAATGAATGAGAGTTTACAGCAGTCCAATTGAACCCGTCATAACTGTATGCGATACAATAGTAATCAGTGGCACCAATACCAACCGCCACCCACATCTTTCCATTCCATGCGATGCCATTGACATTGGTATATTGTATAACTCCACCAGGTGGACCGCCAAAAATAGTGCTCAGAAGACCTAAGCCCGTCCAGTTAATGCCGTCGTAACTATATATTATAGAATTTCCTGTAGTACCTCCACCAACTGCTACCCACATTTTGCCGTTCCACGCTGCTTTTGCTCCAAATTCTGTAAACGAATTGCCAAACGCACCAGAACTTGACTGAAACCAGTTAATACCGTCTGAACTGTAACTAACACCAAACGAACCTGATGCTACCCACATAGCACCATTGTACGCTACATTACGTATATTCTGACTTGTAAAAAGTGCCGATGTGCCGGTTGGCGATGCGTTAATCCAGTTATTACCATCCTGTGTGTAGTAAAGTGCGGCACCCGCTCCACCGCCTCCTGTAATTCCAACAGCAAGCATGAAATTATCGGTTGCGTTGATTTGCGGTGCTGGTTGTGTCAGCATTGTGCCGACGTAAGGGAGTACGGTGCGTGATGTTATAGCAATTGGTGTAAAATTATTGGAAATAAGGTAAGGCGTCCAGTTAATTCCATCTGGGCTGGTTGCTATATTATACGAACCTTGACCGGTTGCCACCCATAAGAATCCGTTCCATGTGATACCATTTCCACCACCGCTAAAAATAATGGATGCCGAATCAGCACCGGTCCAATTAATGCCATCGTAACTATATGCGATGGAGTTTGTACCACTACCGACCGCAACCCACTGACTGCCATTCCATGCTACACCATACGCAAATGTGCCGAATGGATCGTTTACATAGTTCCAATTGATACCATCATAACTGTACGTTAACGTTACATCGGATACAGCACCAACTGCCACCCACAAGGTTCCATTCCAGGCAACACTTTGACCAATTCCTATCCAAGACTGACTTATACTATTCCATGTAATACCGTCATTACTATAGGCAATAAAATTTGTACCATTTCCTACTGCGACCCATATAGTACCGTTCCACGCAATGCCGTTTCCAGACGTTGAAAATGTAGATGTTCCTAGTCCAGTCCAATGAATACCATCGTAACTATATGCCATTGTATTTGAACCAGTGCCAACTGCTATCCACATTTGACCGTTCCATGCCGCTGCATAACCTCCACCGTTAAAAATTATACCTGCGCCAATATCGGCTGCCTGCCAATTCATTCCATCTGAACTGTATATAATACTCCATACTGTACTTGCTCCTGTTCCTAATCCTACCCACAGAACTCCATTATAAGCGATTCCATATATATCTGCGGCATCTAATAATGTATTTGTCGCCGAATATGATACATTACGCCATGTAATACCATCAATGCTGTAAAACAATGGGCTATTACCACTGTAATATCCATGATTAAAATACCCACCTGCTATCATCAAATTTGGACTTCCAATAATATTGATATCATAGTTATTGGCTGGAACATTTGTATATACAATAGAATTGGATGGGGGAGCAACAGTTGTTCCACCAAAGGTAATATTTGTATAAGAATCACCTATCGAGTACTGTGTCATATAGAGCTGATAATTGACTACCGGTGGAGCGGACCCCAAGGTATCAACAAGTATACTATCAATATACCAGTATACGTTATCACTTACAATTGAACATGAATATATTATATTAGGAGACCAAACGCCAAATGAATTTCTAGCAGAACCGCCTGCAGTAGTATAAATTGAATTATCCACAATAATGAAACCGTAATTTTCTAAACCGGTAAAATACAGTAAAATTTGTTGAGCATTATATGTTGCCGCAGCTAATGTAAAACTCACCGTCGCAAATGGATACGATTCCACGGATGTAATTGTATCTACAGTAGTATCATTCGCTATCTTGGTTACCGAATTGTTCATTGGGTCATATCTGGTATTGCTTGGATTTGTACTTGTGAGTGTGTAGGTACCGCCACCTTGAGGTCCTACCATTCCTGTAGGTCCTGTAGGTCCTGTAGGTCCTGTAGGTCCAGTGTCGCCTGTTGCGCCAGTGTCGCCTGTTGCGCCAGTATCGCCTGTATTGCCTGTAGGTCCAGTGTTGCCTGTTGCGCCTGTGTCACCTGTATTACCAGTAGGTCCAGTGTCACCTGTTGCGCCTGTGTCGCCTGTATTGCCAGTAGGTCCAGTGTCACCTGTTGCGCCCGTGTTGCCTGTGGGTCCTGTGTCTCCAGTAGCACCTGTATCGCCAGTGTTGCCTGTCGGTCCAGTATCGCCAGTTGCACCTGTGTCTCCAGTAGCACCAGTAGGACCAGTGTCTCCAGTGTCTCCAGTAGGTCCTGTATCGCCTGTGTTACCAGTATTGCCTGTGTTGCCTGTAGGTCCTGTATCGCCTGTGTTACCAGTGTTGCCTGTCGGTCCCGTTGAACCTGTATTGCCTGTAGGTCCCTTAGAGCCTGTGCTACCAGTGTTGCCTGTCGGTCCCGTGCTACCGGTGTTACCTGTAGGTCCCGTTGGACCTGTATTGCCTGTAGGTCCCGTAGAGCCTGTGCTACCAGTGTTGCCTGTTCTTCCAGTAGGTCCCGTGGATCCAGTGTTGCCCGTCGGTCCCGTGGATCCAGTGTTGCCCGTCGGACCTGTAGATCCGGTGGAGCCAGTGTTGCCTGTCGGTCCCGTAGAGCCTGTGCTACCAGTGTTTCCCGTGTTACCTGTTGGTCCCGTAGAGCCTGTGCTACCAGTGTTGCCTGTCGGTCCCGTTGAACCTGTGTTGCCTGTCGGACCTGTAGGTCCAGTTGAGCCAGCAATACCCGTCGGTCCAGTGCTTCCAAAACCAGTAGGTCCTGTAGCACCTGTTGCGCCTGTAACACCCGCTACCGTAGCATATGTAATATTTCCTACACTTGAGTCGTAAGCAAGAACATATTGTGGAGTTGATCCAGTGGCTGCTATAAGTGGTGCTTGTACTCCACCACTATTCGTGATTTCAAACAATGTTGTTCCGCCTGCGAGATTTACTGGTGCGATACCAAGTCCCTTCTTGAAAAAGAAGGATGTATTGGAGGTTTCTGAACCGATGATAAAATTATTCGCCGATGAGTTTCCATAGGTTCCAAACATCGTTGTGTATTGGCTTGTAACTGCCAAATCAAATACAATATTTTTATTTGAATTTCCTGATGTAAAATGGTAAGCTGTTTGTGTTCCTCCAGTTCCAGCAGCATTGAAATTTTCGTTCACACTGAAACCATTCGACCCTTGAGCATAAAACTCTTGCTGACCAATTGAAAAGGTACCGCTAAATGCGCCGTTAACCGTTGAAAGTGTTTGTCCGTCAAATACAAGATTTGAGTTTGCCAGTGCCGATGTTGAAGTCAGTGCCGTTAATACATAGGTTGGCTTTGGATTTTGAATGGGTTGAAATCCTGGTCCGGTTGAACCTGTACTGCCAGTGTTACCTGTGGGTCCGGTGCTGCCAGTGTTGCCTGTAGAGCCAGTGTTACCTGTAGGTCCGGTGCTGCCAGTATTACCTGTAGGTCCGGTGCTGCCAGTATTACCTGTAGGTCCGGTGCTGCCAGTATTACCTGTCGGTCCAGTACTGCCAGTATTACCCGTCGGTCCAGTACTGCCAGTATTACCCGTCGGTCCAGTGCTGCCAGTGTTACCTGTAGGTCCAGTGGAGCCAGTGTTACCTGTAGGTCCAGTGGAGCCAGTGTTACCTGTCGGTCCTGTGCTGCCAGTGTTACCTGTAGGTCCGGTGCTGCCAGTGTTACCTGTCGGTCCTGTGCTGCCAGTGTTACCTGTAGGTCCAGTACTGCCAGCGATACCCGTCGGTCCAGTGGAGCCAGCGATACCCGTCGGTCCAGTGGAGCCAGTGTTTCCTGTAGGTCCTGTGCTGCCAGTGTTTCCTGTCGGTCCTGTGCTGCCAGTGTTTCCTGTCGGTCCAGTACTGCCAGTGTTACCTGTAGGTCCAGTGGAGCCGGTGTTGCCTGTCGGTCCTGTGCTTCCAACAATACCGGTAGGTCCGGTACTACCTGTTGGTCCAGTGCTGCCAGTGTTACCAGTGGATCCCGTATTACCTGTTGGTCCAGTGCTGCCAGTGTTACCCGTATTACCTGTTGGTCCAGTGCTGCCAGTGTTACCAGTGGATCCCGTATTACCGGTTGGTCCAGTGCTACCAGTGGGTCCAGTGCTGCCAGTGGGTCCAGTGCTGCCAGTATTACCTGTAGGTCCAGTGGAGCCGGTATTGCCTGTCGGTCCTGTAGAGCCAGAGGCTCCTGTAATACCAGTCGGTCCCGTGAATCCAGTAGAGCCCGTAGGTCCAGTAAAGCCAGTCGATCCTGTAAGTCCCGTCGGTCCAGTACCAATCGCGCCCGTTGGACCTGTAGGTCCAGTCAAACCTTGCGGTCCTGTTGTACCCGTGGGACCCGTTGCGACCGATGCCGCCAACGTTGTATGTAAATGAGACGGTGTGGCACCTTGGAAATACATAGTTAGTGCTACACCAGATCCAGAACCAGTGCCGAACGATTCAGCATAAACATTCAGTAAAATCTGAGAACTAATACTTTGTAATTCTACCTCAGGTACATAGGTTGTAATATCTACTTCTTGTGTTGTTGTCAAATTGACTGCTTGAGGAGAATTTGATGAGGATGCTAAGAGTAAAGTTTGACCTGAACTTGTATATGAAATATTGAAATAAACATTGACATATCTATTATTGTTATTGGAGATAGATGCATAAAGATTCAAGTCCCATAGTCCCGCAGGAATAAAGTTTGTCGGTAAAACACCCGTTATTGTTGAGAACTGAGCCAAGTCCGTATATCCTGTATTATTCACTGTAGCAGTGATTGTTGTTTGAGGCGTACTGGGAATAACATCCAAAGTGCCTCCAATTGGTGAAGAACTATAAGCACCGCCTGGTGTATTCAAGAATAAAGTAAGACCACCTGATACACCATTAATACCTGCGGCACCAGTTGGTCCTGTGGATCCTGTCGCGCCTGTTGTGCCAGTTGGTCCTGTACCGATAGGACCTGTGGGTCCTGTTGATCCTGTATTACCGGTTGTGCCTGTAGATCCAGTGTTACCCGTCGGTCCTGTAGAGCCAGTGTTGCCAGTATTGCCAGTTGGTCCCGTAGATCCAGTGTTACCGGTTGCGCCTGTAGCTCCAGTGTTGCCAGTAGGTCCTGTAGATCCAGTGTTTCCCGTCGGTCCCGTGGAGCCCGTGTTACCAGTGGGTCCCGTGGATCCAGTGTTTCCCGTCGGTCCTGTAGATCCAGTGTTGCCAGTTGGTCCTGTGGAGCCCGTGTTACCAGTGGGTCCCGTGGATCCAGTGTTTCCCGTAGATCCCGTGGAGCCCGTATTACCAGTCGGTCCTGTGGAGCCAGTAGAACCTGACGCACCCGTTATACCCGTAGATCCCGTGGAGCCCGTATTACCAGTCGGTCCGGTTGAGCCAGTGTTGCCCGTAGGTCCTGTTGAGCCAGTGTTGCCAGTCGGTCCTGTAGATCCAGTATTGCCAGTTGGTCCCGTAGATCCAGTATTGCCAGTTGGTCCCGTAGAGCCTGTGTTGCCAGTAGGTCCTGTGGATCCAGTGTTGCCAGTCGGTCCTGTGGATCCAGTAGAACCTGACGCACCCGTTATACCCGTAGAACCAGTGTTGCCCGTGGGTCCCGTAGATCCAGTAGAACCTGACGCACCCGTTATACCCGTAGGTCCCGTGGAGCCAGTGTTACCCGTAGGTCCCGTGGATCCAGTAGAACCTGAC